GAGTCTTCCATCAGAGGCTGTTCTGCAGTTCCAGACCGAAGCTCAACACAGCCAGCGATCCGATGATGCGCTCACCGTAGAGCACTGGAACGACTTCGCCCTGCTGCGTGTTGGCGTTTGATTTGTCGAACGTAAACGATTTTTTCTGCTCTTCAAAGCTACGCCCTTCCAACGATGGCATCTTGGGCGTTGGCGTCAACAGTTCAGCGACGCCGCCGAAAATCAAACTTGTACCGATGCCAAAGAGTGCAGTGCTTCCGAATGCACCTTTTACAAACGCACCAGCAAACGCGCCGGTCGCACCAAAGCTGACAAAGGAAAGCGCAACCAAGGCAACGCCGACAATAATTTTCCCAGTGGCACCTTTACCAACAGGAATTGGGGCAAGGACAAACCGTTTGCTTAAAGGCCACAAAAGCTGCTCTTGATCCAAACCCTCTGCATGATCCGTAACTGCACGCCAGCGGATGCCGTTCTCTTCAGAATCCAACAGGTATTGACGCAATGCAGGGATCTGAACGCACAACGCACGAACAGCTTCAGCTGGGGTTTTGACCGCAAGCTTAAACTGACGACCAAAACGACGCCCTGCCTCGCCAAGTAATCGGATCGTCACCATTAGCTTGCCCTCCGCACAACCATGTACGTATTTTCGCGGAAATATCCGCTGTAGGAAGTAATTCCAGCCAACCTACCAATCAAATGTTGATACAACTTGTTAGCGGCTGGGTCCTCCACTACAGCGACGTGATTGCAGACATCTTGGTTGCGGATTCTGAAGAGGATTACGTCCCCACGCACCAGTTCAGCGCTTGATGGCAACTTAACGAAGCCTTCAGCGGCAAAGTTCTTCTCAAAAAACACAAAGCCAGGCTTGGACCATTCACCCTCATACCGGCGTGGATAATCGCCTAGCTCAATGCCTAGCTGCTGCTTGTACCAGTCCCGCACAGCGGAATAGCAGTCGTAAACGCCGTAGTTCCAGTTACGTCCCAACAAGCCTGCATCTTGGGATGGGTCCAACCAAAACGCCTCGCTGCCAGCGCAATTCCAGACGGCGTAAGGCAGGTTCAGCGCCTTGCACGCTTTGATGTCCGCTGGACTGAATCCGCTGTAATTGGCGTGGCTGTGCCAGCAAGCTTTGGCGTCTTCTAGGTAATCAACAGTGTCTTGAGCGCTGATAACAAACGTGTCTGGTTCGTTGCTGGTGTTTTCGCACTCAACAACCGTGCCATCCAGCAAGATGAACCCGCATGTTTCCTTCGGGTATGCACGTTCTGCATAGGTTCGCATTGCCAGCCGCTGCTCAGCGGTAAGCGGGTTTTGCCACTGAGACAGCATCAGCCTTGTGAATCGACGAGACCAGGGAAACCACCAAACGGTAGGCGGTCAGTATTACCAAAACGCAGTTGACAGCTAGTCAGGCGTTTTCCGCAAACATCGTCAGCCGCACCACTCACCGCGTTGTCGTTGGCGTCGTAGTAGTCAGTCCCGTCATAGTGGCAGCCAATGTCACTGCGGTAGATCCACTGGCATTGCTCTCGCAGCAGACGACGCCCTGGAAGACTGCGCCCTTCAAGGTCAAACGGCACCGCCAGCTGGAACGCAACCGCCAGCTTGGTTTCGCTGGACTTCTGTTCAACAACCCACTCATCTGGTCCCCAGTACGCATCGGGATCCGCTCCAGGGGTGCCGTCCAAGTAGGTCGTCAGTGTGCGGATTCGACTGACTTTTGCTCCGACCAGATCGCTATAAGTGTTGGTCAATGCTGTAATTGCCAAGCCGACGTTGGCAAAAACGATGCTGGGACGTTCCAGTTTGCCGCTGGTGTTTAGCTCAAACCCGTTGGCCTGCATCGGCACAGCCGTGTAGGTGTTGCTGTCATAAGTAATGTCTGAACCGTCGGTGTCTGACCAGTTGCAGAAGCGATAAATTGATTGATCCGTCGAACCAGCAGGCAGCAGCGTTGAGATGTCCAGGGTGAAGAGGTCAATGACCTCCGGCATTTGGGTTTTAAATGTTTCAGCGACAGGTGGTGTTTGCGTCATACGTAAACCCTCTTTAATTCAAATTCCAATGTTGCGTATGCAGGGCTAACTGGCGTAATAGTCCAACCATTTGTTAGCAAATAATCTCCAGCACTCAAGGTCAAAGTGACTTCTACAACTGTGCCATTTGCTATGTTGACAGAAGTCAATAGTCCAGTTGCCAGGTTCGCTGTGTAATTTGTTGGGCGAGTGTAGCCATCAAGCGACAGCGTACTGATGTCCGTGTAGCCAAGATCAAGCTCGCCACTTTCAAACGGCCTTGAAAAAGTTTTAGTGCTGAACGGTGGCGTCCATTCAATTGCAGTGCCTTTCAATGAAAGCAAATAGCTTTCAAGTGAATAAATTTCTTCGTTAGTCAGCGCAATTGTTTTGCAACGCCAAACTTCTTGTTGAGAATTCAAACCATCAGTCAACACTTGGGCGTAACCGTCACCGAACGAGGCAACCTGTGTTCTGTGATTTCGTTGGACGCTCGAAGCCAGATCTAGCTTGATGTCATTGAAGTTGACGTAGGTCATCGCAGGACACCTCCGCTACGGCGCTCATTGACTAGGGTTGACATCACGATACCTTGCACTTGATTTGCAATCTGTTTCTGCGCAGCAGGCGATAGCTCTTCACCAGTATTTTGCACGGAAATATTGATTGAGCCGACCCTCACATCCCTTGCACCTCCTTTCATGGTGACAGGGATAGAACGACCGTCAGGAAGCGGCACATAAGCTTCAGGAGTGCTGCCTTCACCAAAAACAGAGACTTGAGGACTACGAGCTATTCCGCCATTGGCGTATTTTTTCAACGGCATTGGACCGTTTTGTGTCATCACATTGCCGTTTGCGCTGAAATTTAAATTAAAAATTCCTTTGACCGCTTGGAACATGGCATAGCGAGTAAAAATCCTTGTCAAATCTTGCAGCACTGAACGAGCAAATTCTTTGAAATCAGCTTTGCCTGTTGAAATAAAATCTGCCAATGCATCAGAAGCACCGCCAAATGCATTAGCCAAAGATGAACCTAAGTTCTCTGCAAGATTCCCCATCGACTTAATTCCATCTTTGAAAGTATCTTTAAAGCCTTTTTTCTCACCGCCACCTTCCATTGCATCACGAAGGCGATTGATTAAATCAAGAAGTTCTTCCATGTTGTCGACACCTGCTTTCATTGCTTGCTCAATAACTCCGGCAAGTGTTCGGTTGATTTGTATTCTTTTTAGTTCTTCATCATTTAATTTTTCGGCGGCGGATAAAGCGTCTTCTATCTTTGTTTCTACCGACAAACGAAAGTCAGCCTGTTTTTGCAATTTTTGCTTGATGCTATCTTCAACCCTTTCAACGTCTTTAGCCAGCTTGAGACCTGCGTTTTGAAGTTCAATATCGTAAGTTTTTTGGTCAATCTGTTTTGCAACTAGTCTTTCTTTTAAGGTTTGACGTTTTACCTCAAAGTTAAGTTGGGCGACCAGTAAATTGTTCTCTTCTTTTTGAGCTTGGATTTGACGCAAGCTGATTGCATAAATCTCGTCTGACATTGTTTTTATTTTTTGCTTACTTTTTGCAGCGCCTCCGCCAGTTGTGTCAATGCCTGGCAACCCTTTTGGTTTATCTACTTTGATTTCTGCTGCAGCCTTTTCTGCTGCCCGTAAGCCGCCTAGCTGAGCAGCCAGTTCAACCCTTCTTTGGCTTAATGTCTGTTCTTGCGCGTATTCAACAGGACCAAGTAAACCACCTCTTTCAACCCTGCGTTGAGCAAAAGCACGTAAGCGTTCGTCAGTAGTCGCAATATCTTTTTCTAGTGTTGCAATTTCTCCTGCACGTCCTTTGCCTAAACCAAGGAAACTCGCAAGCTTTCTTGCTGCTTCATCAATAGCAATAACAATTTTGGCAAATTCAGTTTGAAAAGCTGCACCAATAGGACGAAGCAAATCACCAACTGATTCACTCAATCGGCTCAACGCTGTCTGCAAACGGTCGCCTGCAGCTTCAGGACCAGAAGCAATAACTTCTGCAGCTTTACCGTAATCCTTGAATAACTTCTCAGCAAAGGTTTGGAAGTCTTGCAGGCTTACTTGTCCCTTTTCAAGAGCTTTGTCGAGTTCTTGAGGCGTCATGCCCAAAGACTCAGCAAACAAAGTAAAAGCACCCGGCAAACGTTCACCAATCTGTTGGCGAAGTTCTTCAGCGGATACCTTGCCCTTGCTAAATACCTGCGAGGTTGCAGTCAATGCAGAATCCAAATCCTGCAAATTTCCGCCAGTGCCTCTAATACCTGCAGCAACACCTAAGAATGCCTTTTCTGCATCGGCAACGGTTCCGCCAGCACCCTTGACCGAAGCGGTCAGTTTTGTGAACTGACGAGTAATAACTTCCTGCGGTATCGCAAACTTTCTGCTTGTTTGATCAACAAACGCAAGAGCACGTTGATATTCACCAGCTTCTTTAGTGACAAGCTGCAAGGCAAGGCGCTGCTTGGCAATTTCAGCCGCGTATTCTGCAGTCCCACCAAGTTGTTGACGAATTTGCCCAATTTGTGCGCCAATTGCACCACCAACAGCAGCGCCAGTAGGACCGCCAAATACTGCACCAATACCTGCACCAAGTGCACCTTCAGGACCACCAAAAATGCCAGCAGCGGCAATGGCACCACCAGTGCGTGCAAATCGCTGAAGACCACCGCCTTTGCCTGCCCGCTGAGTTTTCGCTAATTGCCTTTCAAGTCTTTCTGCTTCACGAGTTGCCTCCCTGAATTCTTTGCTTGTGTAATCGACACTGTTTGCCAGTTCGCGCCATGCACCAGAAAAAGTGCGAAGGTTGCTGATGTTTTTCGTTGCCTGCTGCTCTTGTCGCTTTAAAGCACGTGAAAACTTGTCAAATTTAAAATCTGCACTTGCTGTATTTTTTCCAACGCCTTCAAGTTGACGCGACAAGCGATTTAGGTTTTGCTCGCCAGCAGTTTTGACGAGAATTTTTAATTCGGTCGCGCTAGAGACTGCCATCAGCTTTTTTTGTTGAGGACGGCAAGGGCTGCCATTTCCATTACCTGCATGCCTTCAAAGATGGCAACAGGGTCCTTGACTGAATACAGCTTACAGAGCCATTCCAGACTCGGGTAGTTCAACCCCGTCAATCCCGCCACGCTCGTATTCCATTGCGTAGACATTCGCACGAACATCAACACAATGTCCCAGTTCTCCTCCCACACTTCACAGTGTTGCTCTACCGCCTCAAGCTTGGCAGCAGCAATCTGCTCTTCACTAGCACCCAAGGCTTTTAAATCAGCCTCTCGCTCATCAACAACGCCGCCTTTTGCCCAATACTCAGCGGCGTCTTTTAGTTTTTTGCGGTGACTCCAGTCAGGCTGTCGGCGTAAGCCTGAATCAAAGCACGCAGTACATAAGGGTCATCGCATAGCTGCTGCTTGTTCTTTTCAGTAAAAGGAACAGGCTTGCCAGCATCATCATTGATGCCTTCCCAGCCAAGCAAAATCTCGCCAACAAGGGCATCGTCACCCTTATCGACGAGATTATTAAAGGCTGAGCGGCTGATCTTCTTGAAAACTGCCTCAAACGCTTGAGTTTCAAATTGGTTGCCGTCAACAGGGACTTCAACCTTGACTTCCCATTTGTAGGAAGCAGTTTTCTTGAGGACGAATGCCACGCAGAATCAGGTGAAAGCTAGCGACAGCTCGTCGTTGCCACTGGTGCTGGGAAGAGCCAGGTAGGGCATGGACAGCGAGATGACGCCGTTGGTATCGCCATACGATACTCCGGTAACATCCGTTTGCGCAGCAGTGAGGGTGACAATGTTGCCGCCAGTTGCACCAAGCACAAGGCTGGAAGAGGCGGTTGAAACACCCACTGCATCAGCAAAGTAATCAGTGGTGCCGATAGCAGGAGCTTCAATCACCGCAGTACCGCCAGGGGCACGGTTGGTAATCAAAACTTCTTTGCTGGAAGCAGTTTCCTTGTAAATCAGCTCGTTATTCAGAGCTAAATCAAAGGACTCGATGCGCTGACTCGTTTCACCAAAGAAGGTGGCGGTAGTCATGTTCGTGTCGTTGACTTCAATCGCTGCAGCCTGATTGGCAACAGTGAAAGAGCCAGACAGAGCGGTGTTATCGGGAGCGTTGTAAATCCCAATCATGCTGAAGCTTGCAACTGCAAACTGACCAGCAGTGAAGTTGAAACTGACCGAGCCACGGGCACCAGTGATTTTGTGCCGCGTACCGTCGTAGAAACAGTAAATAGTGGCGCTGTCAAAGCTGCTGCTCACACCTGCGTAGGTGACGCTAGTAGAGGCAACAATGGTCTCAGACAGACCGCAGGACTTAAGAAGCGGACCAAACGCAGGAGCAGTACCAGCAGCACCAGATCCGGCTAGTTCAACATCAAAAGTGACGCTGACGCGCTTGTTGGCGACCAACGTGGAACGGGTGCTATTACCAATAAATCCTTGGTAAGCAGCAGCCTGAACGTTGTCAGACTCAATAGGAGTCACTTCAAGGTTGGTAACCTGAATCGCGTCAGAACCACCAACAGGGGTCGGGTCAACCCCATAGCTTGATTCAATCTTCGCGATCAGGAATTTCTTCCGGGTTAGTGCCATTGTCAGTGGGAGCGGGTGGTTCTGTAATCAGTGTAAGTTTCCCAGTTTTTGGGTCAAACAAGTAACTGCCGCCCGCG